TGGCCCAGTTTCTGGCAGCGGTGGCTGAGCTGGAGATGTGGGTTCTGGGATACTGGCTGGAACTGTTGGGGTATCTACCGTTACCGTTGGAGTATCTACTATAACAGTAGTAGTATCAACTACAGCAGTAGCAGTATCTCTGTGTGGTATCAAACCACTACTTAAAGTGTAAGTTCCGATAGGTCTTTGGTTGCCAGTCACATACTCATATGAGGTAGCACGAATTGTATAGGTATCAGCATTTAATGTTCCACTAAGCCGTGATGCCCAAAAATTATTAGAGGTGCTGTTGCCATCATCATCTTGAGAGATAACAGTTCTAGTATCTGCTACGCCACCACGATATAAAATAATCCAAGAGTCTACCCAAGCCACACGCTCTACTGTTACTGAATCAACTACCTCAGTACGTGGTCCAGTAGTGGTAGTAATAACATAAGCGGTTGTTGTATCCACTTGAACTACTACATCTACATAGGCAGTTGTAGCATCAAGATTAATTATTATATCTTCGGCAGTTGCAGGGGTTGGTATAAAAAGTAAACTAATCCCTATTACTAAGGAGTATATAAATTTGGTCAACGCGGGCTTCCAATCTATTGACTTGGTCTTTTACGGAACTGCCCCCGTTTGGTTTTAATTCTTCAAGATAATGATTAACCATCCACCGTACCATCAAGGCAAAGGAACCAACTAAAGTGCTTACTGCTAGTGCTATACCAGCCCAATCATTCGGTGTCATTATACGGTCCTAACCATAATTTGTATGATTCCTCCAAAGCCATCGAATCGTCTATCAGGTGGTGTCATACGAGTAAATGAAATCTTTTCTATAACTGCTTGTAGTGATTCAGATGTAGTTAAATCTTGGAATGTAATAACATCACCAGTCTTTTCAATCTCTTCTAGTAATCTGATACGGTCAAATGCTCTACCCTCATAGCCAACAATAGTATTATATCTATCTGTCTCTATATCAAAGCAGTAAACAGGGAACTGAACAACTCTTACACGAGGTGTAGCAATAGTTGACTTAACCTGATAGCCCTTGAAAGTGGGGCCAAGAGTAGTAGTTGTAGCATCACGGGCTAATGTAAACTTATAGGCTAGGAATTCTTGTGCATCAGCAGGAACAGAGGTAGTTATCTCTACTGGATTAACATCTGTATTGTAAACGATATGGTCATACTCTGTCTCAGTACCATCATCATTAGTTCCTACGCTAGATAAGGTAGTTTCTCCTACATTAAATGTACCTCTACCAATTAAACGCTTAAAGTTCTTAGGCTCTAGAGTTCCGTAGCGAATCTTACCTGTCTTAACGTAGCCAGATGGGGCTAGGACTGTGTCTGACTGGATAGCAATACCATTGCTACCAGATGTAGTAAATGCTATTTGGTTTGAGTTACCTACAAAGTCTACGCTAGTAGCATAGCCAGTTGCTCCATCAAGGTAGGTATCATTAGCATAAGCAAAGCGTAATGTCTCAAGTTCATTACCTAGGTCAATCTTATATAGGCCAGCGTAACCATTAATAGAACCAGTTACATAAACAAATCTATCTCTAAATGCAAAATCGCGAGGTGCTGTAGCGCCTAAATTATCTTCAATGATTAATGGACCATAACTTAGGTCTCCAGTTGTATCTGATATAGAAGCCACACGAATACCCTTGTTGGTTCCAATTACTAGATATCCTAGATAAGATTCAATCTTAAGTGGGTACTCACCACTAGGTAGTTGCGCTGCAATAACACCTGAGGTAAGGGTTGGCATAACACCAGCAGTAGATAAAGTAAACTTATAGATAGCACCATTGGTGCCAAGATAACCAGCGGCATAAATAGCAGAGCCACCCTCAGATATAGATGTCCAAGTCCAGTCAGCATTAGGATGTGTATATGTAGCAGTTGGTAAGGCTCTACTTGTTCCTTTAGTACCAGTTAACTCATAGATACCTGCGCCTACACCAGCAACAAGACGTTGTTTAACCCAAGCAAGTACTACTCGCTCACTACCAGTAGCATAATACTCTGAATAGCCAGCAGTAGGAGTTGCAATCTCACCTGAATAAATGTGGTCATTATCTGCTACGAATAGATGTGCGCCATCTGTTGCAATAGCAAGGGTGGCTGCATCTAATCCAGCAGTAACTACGTGTGTATAAGTAACAGCAGTACCAGCAGCGGTATAGTTCTTAATAGTTGTATTTGCTGGAGTCCAGCCAAGTATCTTGTCTGTTCCGCCATCTACTATAGATAGAAGTTTATATACACCAGTAGTAACACCAGTTAGTGCTGCTGTCTCTTTGAGTAGAGTTACTTGTCCCTTAGTAAATACATCTACATTGGAAGAGTCGGCAAACCTATGTGCTGTTGTCTCACCACCAGATGGGTCATAGAACTTAATGCCTGTGCCAGAATGAAAGGATGATTGACTTCTAATCCACCAGCCAGTAAGTGATTGCTCACCTGGCTCGTTGTTATTATCAAACTGTTCTTTTCTAAATGGAGCAGTCTCTCTAATGTATGGCCTAGCATCTGATACTGCATAGATGAATGGCATACCACCAAGGGCTACATCATAGGCTACATCTGTATTTGTCCAGACGGAACTGTCTGCTGTAATACCAAGGTCAACGGCAATAGAACGACCAATACTGGCAGTTGCCGAGCCTCGCCCTTCGGTGATATCTCTACTGACTATGGCACACGCTCCTTAATTAAGAAAGTAAAAGTTTTGCTTGTTCTGCTGTGATGCCCAACTGTGTTAGGAGTGCTGTTTTGGCTGTTACTTTTGCTGCTTCAGCAGTTATTTCTTCTGCTTTAATTTGCTCAATAGCAACATTAATCTCGGCTTGAGTAGGTGCTTTACCTTCTAATGAATCCCATTTAATTGTTGAATAATCATTGTCTGTAAATGAAAACTCAGCGTTTGGCTTTAATTCAAAAATCGCTTTTGCTAAATAACTCATTATGCACCTATTTCTAATAAAGTAATTGAAGATGAACTACCTTCATATTGCATATTCATTGTTTGTCCTGAATACGCATTTCTTGCTTGCATTTTGTAAGTTGTAGATGAGGTAGTTGCTGGACTATCTAAATATATAAGAGGAACTCTAGTTATAATATCCGTGCCACCCGAAGGAAGAACTATTCGCTGGGCATAGGTTTCACCATAAACTGCAGTTGAATCCCGAACAATTCGGACATAATTATAAAGGCTAGATGCCGACCTTGAAGCATACATATTACTATCTATTAACACTAAAATTTTGCTTGTATTAGCGGTAGGCGTAATTGATAAACTGATACCAGTATCGGTCATTGAAGTACTAGAAATTAAAGTATCTGTGCTGTAAGTTGTTGAAACAACTTGCAACACTTTACCACCACCAGCAGGAGCAGCCCAAGTAGGAACTCCACCAGCAACTGTTAAAACATTACCAGTAGAACCAATTTCTCTACGAGCAGGGGTATTAGCACCTGAGGCATAAATGATATCGCCAGTAGTAGTAGTTAATGTATTTGCTATCTTTGCATCTACCTGCGTTTGAATAGCAGAGGTAACACCGTCTAGGTATCCTAACTCTGCTGATGATACGGTAGAAGGTGCAGGTATTGCACTTGCTAGGTCTCTTGCTTTAGTCATTGTCTTTCCCTCCAAGATAGGTCATCCTCTGACCAGTAGTAGAACTTACCTTCTGTTGTAGGCATAGGAGTAGGTGGATTCCAATAAGAACCTGACCTAGTCCAAGATGGATACGGCTGAGGTACAACAAAGATGTCTTCCTCAGCATTGTAGGAATCACCCTTGCCTGCATACTTGCCTCTAATATTTCCATTATAGGAAGTACGTTTACATACCTGACCTCTGAAGTTACCATACCAAGTTTCAGTACTTAATCCTTCAATGGTTTCGCTTTCGTGTATACCAGTAATTACTTCAGTAACTACATTGTTATTATCTAAGAACGCGTAATGTGCCATTATGCCCAACTCACATTTCCAGTACCAGCAGTAATTGTAGTTCTCTTGTAACCACCGCTTGCACCACTTGTTGTACCTGTTAATCCTGCACCGATAGTAATTGTTAAAGAATCTGAATAACGAAGGATAACTACACCAGAGCCACCTGCGCCTGGATGTGTATCAACAGATTCATTTCTATATCCACCACCGCCGCCGCCACCTGTATTGTCTGTTCCACTAACCGATGCTGCCCCGCCACCACCAGAACCTCCAGAGCCTGTTGGCGGTGTACCTGAACCTGCGTAAGCACCACCACCACCTCCTCCTGCATAAGTTGCAGATGTACCAGTAATACTTGTTGCTACGCCGTTACCACCATTTTGTGTACTTGAACCACTAGTAACCGAAGCACCTACTGCGCCAGCACCGCCGCCAGCAGCACCTGGGTAATTTGGGCCGCCCTTATTATCGGCATCACTACCAGCAGTACCACCAGCAAACCCTTGTCCGCTAGCACCTGTTCCAGCGAGGGCGTTAACAGTATTACCACCAGCACCACCACCTGAACCACCATTTTTACCATTTGGCTCATCGCCATTACCACCACCACCACCGCCAGTTGAGGTAATTGTTGCAAATACTGAGTCTACACCACTATAGCCTCCTCTTCTATTACTAGGTGATATTCCACCAGCACCACCAGCACCGACTGTTACTGTGTAGTTAGTTGATAAGGATGCGGTTAAAGCAGATTCAACAGTTCCAGGACTTCCACCACTTGCAGTTACTGTGCAACGCATACCACCCGCACCACCACCTGAGCCAGCCCGACCTCCACCACCGCCACCACCCGCAACAACAAGGTAGTCAATAGGTACACCACTCGCAGTAGTAATCTGACTACTTGCAGCAGATGCAAGAGAATCACCGTTAGCATTAGTTGCTTTTACTGTAAATGTATAATTTGTTCCAGGACTTAATCCAGATACTGTAATAGGAGATGCACCAGTACCAGTTATAGAACTAGGAGTAGATGTAGCAGTAAATGATGCAGCAGCAGCACCTAAAGTTGCAGCAGTATAGGCAACAGTTGCTGTAAATGCACCAGTTTGAGTAGCCGCACCAATAGTAGGAGCATCTGGTTTGGCAACAGAAGTTGCACCTCTGCCCATCTTGTAACTGTTTTTTATACTACTGCCATCGCTAAATCTTTTTACAGCCATTTATATTATCTCCCTATAGTTAATTCTTTAAGAAATCTGACTTCCAAATGCATTGAAGGCTAAAGTTGCTGTTGAACCATAAATCTTCAGAACATCACCTGATGCTAAAGTTAAGCCAAGAGTTAGAGTAGTTGTGTCATTTGCGCCGACAGTAACATCGTAGGCTAGATATTGTTTATTAGCAGCAGCACCTACATCAGCAGATGGCTGGGCAAGTAAACGAAATGTAGCAGCAGAACCAGCAAGGTTTGCTACTGTAACTGTTGATACTACTGTCTCTACGCTAGTTGATGTGTATAACGTAGTTAGTGTTGTTGCTGCTGGGTTCTGTTGACCAAGCACTTTATATGCTGTTGCCATTGTTTTTCTCCTTAGTGGTTGGTTATGCGCCCATTAGCATAAATACTGTGGGTGTTGGGTCTGTTACTATTGCAGCCCACTCAAGCCCCGTTGCCGTTGCTGAGTTAGCCTTTAAGAAATATGTGTTTGCACCTACTGCAAGTCTGCCTACTGTGTCAGCAGCAGTACCTACAAGTAAGTCACCCTTAGCATCTATTGTTGTATTCTCTATAGCAGTAGCCAATGAGAATGCTGTAAAGGTAACAATCTCTACAATATCGCTAGCAGCAAGGGCTGCGAGTGCAGTAATGCTTGTGCCGTTAGTTGCTGTGTAATCTGTGGTACGAACAAGAAGTACACCGTTTAGGTATACCTGCTCTTTACCAGGAAGATATGTAAGTGTCTGAGATAGTGCATCTGTTCCAGATACTGAGGTCTCTCCACCTGTTGCTACGAACTTGTAGCGATAGATTGCTGCAGTTGAGGATATAGAACCCCAAGCAGAACCTGTCCAAGCAAACATAGTATTAGATACTGAGTTCCAATATAGAGCGCCAGTAACTAAAGAGTTACCATCATTGTCTAGTGTTGGAGCAGATGACTTAGCACCTAAGTATCTATCATCAAATGAATCGTATGAGGCTTCAGCAGCGGCAGCAGAGGCTGCAGCAGCAGTAGCAGAACCAGCCACACCATCTACATAAGTTTTAGTAGCAGCGTGTAGGCCAGATGTAGGAGCACCTGACAAGGTTAAAGCACCAGTCATTGTTGCGCCAGACTTAAGTACTAGGGAATCATAGAATGTTCCACCAGATTGGATTGCAGTTGCAATCTCACCCAAAGTATCATAGATACCAGGTGCTGAGTTAATAAGGTTATCTCTTTGTAAGTCTACATATGCTTTAGTTGCAGCATCTTGTGCAAGAGTAGGGTCTCCCATACCAGTAACTTTGCTAGTACCCATAGCAATAGCACCAGACATAGTGCCACCAGTTTTAGGTAACTTAGCATCTAACTGCGTTTGAATTGCTGAGGTTACTCCGTCAACATATCCAATCTCAGTAGAAGATACGGTTGAAGATATACCAAGTTTAGTCCAGTCAATTGCAGCAGATGCATTGATATCACCATTTACAATAGTGCCATCAACAATATCTGCAGAGGTAATAGTTCCGTTAAGGTTTAACTTGCTGTAAGCAATAGCAGCAGAGGCGTTAACGTCAGCGTTAACAATTGCGCCAGTACCAATAACAGTAGTTAAACTTACATTGCCAGAACCATCAAAGGATACGGCTGATGCTTCTACATCTCCAGTTAATTGAAAGTTACGGGCAGTAGTTAATGTGGCAGCAGAACCAGTTGTGCTACCTGAAGAACCAGATACGTTACCTGTTACGTTACCTGTTAGGTTACCTGTAAAGGTACCTGCAATAGCGCCAGTACCAGTAATGGTAGGGCTTGCAATAGTTGGGCTAGTTCCTAATACGTTTGCACCAGAACCAGTTGAGGTAGTTACTCCAGTACCACCATTGGCTACTGGCAATGTGCCAGTTACACCTGTAGTTAAAGGTAATCCAGTTGCGTTTGTAAGTACACCAGATGCTGGGGTTCCAAGTGCTGGGGTTACTAAGGTAGGAGATGTAGCAAATACTAAAGACCCACTACCAGTCTCATCAGATATAAGTGTTTTTAATTCTAAAGATGTTGTTGCTGCGTGTTGAGCAAGGGTTCCGTTAACGTGGTCATTAGCCTCTTGTAAGTCACGACCAATAACCATATGACGAATTACTGCACCAGCAGAGTGGGCTACACCAGTAGAACCATCTCTACCTCTAGTGATAGTAAGAGTATTACCAGATGAGTAGTTACTTACATCTACAATTTCTTCAAGGGCCGTATCTGGGTCAATGACAACTGTATACGTTTCAGTTGCTGAGGGTGTCTTACCACCCATAAGGTTTGCGCCAGAACCTACTGTCATAGTCGTATCACCAGAGGTGATGCTGCTAGATAGTGTGGTCTGTTGTGCTCGTGATGAGTATTTTCTAGTTGTCATTTATGTTCCTATTTAGAGGGAGTAGTGGACACGGATAGGATATTTGTCTTGCTGACTTCTAACCTCTTCGGCTAGTCGTTGGCTATACAAAGCGTAAACTTGTTTGGTAAGTGATTGAGATGAACCGTATGGTCGTTTGTTATCTACCTCATCAGCCTGTGGGCTAACCATTCCTGCACGTGCTGGGTCAAGGTTGCTAAGCAAACGATAGGTAGCACCAAGGATAACTACATCCTTACAAGAGTCGGGCAATTCAGTTATTGTTGCAAAGTCTTGTGCATTAGTTGATGCCAATGTTGCTAGTTCACTAAATGGTGCGGGGTCTTTAGAATAAACAATTTGGATAGTTCTTCCAGAGGGAATTACATCATAGATTGATACAGTCTGCTTACTATCAAAAGCAGTATTGTTAGCATTACCATCAAAGCGGTAAGTGCGAATAGGAATCCATTCCTTGCTGGCGCCAATTGACTGATAAGCAATTGCTAAGATATTACGAATTTTTAATGCGTCACCAGTAGCAGGTAATCTATAGGCTGAAACAGCAGCATTGGAAGTAATAGTAGTTGTAGCAGCAGCAAAGATGCTAGAACCTATAGCATTGATAGAATCATTAATTGCTCTTTTAATTGAAAATCTTGGGAAAGTTGGAGAGATAGTAACCTTAGTATCTAATGCGTGAGCAGCAAGAGTGGTACCTAGATATGCTCTACCATAGGGAGCAACGGTTGCAGTATTACCAACTCGGTCATAGGTATCTATCCACATTAATTCTTCATCAATTTCAACAATACCCTTACCTACGTTATCAGTTGAGCCAAGGCTTAAAGATGTTGGTGAAGTACTAGATGAGGCAACAGCAGTAACAGCAGCCTTAAGATAGGTAGAGCGGTCTTGAGTTAATGTGTATCCAGATAGGTTCATAGATACTTCATTAATCATATCGGTTAATGTGGTTGCCATTATATAGTCCTTAATGCATCGCTTGCGGATTTACCAGTAGTACCAGCAAGTTCATTGCAGATAGCGTTGAGTCCTTTGTAGGCAGAGGGTTGACGTACTCCACTAGCCTTAATGTTAAGGGCTGCGATAAGTCCCAAGCCAGATGTGCCAGCATATGTATTAGCCGCACCTTGAGCAGCCTTGCCAGTTGTACTAGCAAGACGATTAAGTTCTGCTGTTAAACTACTACCTGCTGTTCCTGCCATTTGTTACTCCTTTTTCTTTAACCAAACTTGAGCATTTGAAATTAAAACTTCTGAATCATCTTTGACTATTCCTACAAAGGTATCTATTGACCAACCTGGTTGATACTCAATACCTCTTGGGTCTTCCCATAGGTAATCATCAAAGGCTATAATCCCACCTGCTTTAAGTAATCTCCAAGCAAGTACTGCATCTTGTAATACACCCTCAGCAGTATGGTCGCCATCAATATAGATAAAGTCAAAGGTAGGTTCTTCTATAGAACGTAGATACTCTCTACTATCCATCTTGTATTTAATTACATTAGGCCTGAAAGCAATCCGTGAGTCGTAGACTCTCTCAACATCCGCCCAATCCATAGCCTTGTGTTCTTCTTCATCTGAGCCACTCCAGATATCTACATCCTCTAGCACTGAGTTAGCCTGAGTTAATATATTATCTACTAGCCATACAGTTGCATCGCCAGTGAAGGCACCTATCTGTAAAAATCTTAAGTTAAACTTACCAGCAAGTGGTGTTAACTGAGTCTTAAAGTTATTTTCTGCTGTCTGTTTAAACCAATTAGGATACTCAGTTGGCATAACCTTTGCCCCTACTAAATGCCTCATAATAGTTCTCATCCATATTAAAACGTTTCATATGCCCTACAGTTGCCCCTGTATCACACCATAGTGGAATCTCTGCCTTATTCACTACTGCAAAAAAGTAGATATCCTCACCAGTAAACTGCTTATTAGCACCTACCTCTGCAAAGAATGTAACTCCTGGTAGTGCTTCTTTAATTCTTGTTATTACGCTGCGGTGCATTAGGCAAAAGCCCATCCCTGCCGCGCTTACCTTCATAAAGGTATTCTTTGGTAATGGGTCTAACCTTCTAATTCCAATACCAGACTCTAACTCAGCAAACTCATAGACGGTTGCTAACGGTCTCATTAATGGTTGCTCTGGTTGGTCACTTGTAAAGTAAACACCAGTAAGCAAAGGTATATCTTTAGCATCTCTACGGTTCCAGAGTTTAAGGAACTTCTCTGGAGTAATCATTATGTCCGAGTCAAGCCAGAGTAGCCAATCAGATTTATTGTTATCATACCAACGATTAACTAACGTCTCTCGCTGTTGTGCTATCTGATTACCGTGTGCTCTTAGTGAGCCACAGAATTCTACCCCTGAGTTTATAAGTGTATCTACTACACCTTCCATAAACTTGCCATCAACTATTCCATTGTCACACCAAGCAACTGCTAATGTTTCTTTCTTAGTCTTAGTCCCCTTAGACATTACTTCTTCCCCTTGTTCCTTTTAGATATTGCTGCTGCTTTACTCTTAGCATCGGCCTTTGAACTAGCACCCCAGGCTTGCAGGGATAATAGTAATCTTGTTGGAGAACCATCAGGCTTACGTTCTGGCCCTGGCATTCCGCCCATACGGGCTAAGAATGAGGCTCTACGGGGGTTATCTCCTGCTTTCACAGGTGCCTTGAGGGTTCCACCCTTATAGGATGCTCTGCCCTTCGCATTCAGGCCACCCTTGGGGTTTTTGCCTTCTTTACGTGTCCACGCTGCTGTCATTTTTGCCCCTTAATTATATCCCCAGTCTTAGGGTCTCTTTGAACTTTGACAGTTCCATCCTTACGCAAGGTAAGGATGAGACCATCCCTCATAATAGTTTTATTAAATCTATCACTGCGTACAAATTGACCTGATGACATTACTTCTTCTTGCCCATTTTCTTCATACCCATTTTCATTTCTTTTGCTTTCATAGACTTTGACTCCATACCTTCGCCTTTAGCGTAAGCCTTTGCAGCCTTCTTGCCTTTTGCGGTATATGGGAATTTTTTGTTTCCTACTTTTGGCATTATATCCCTGCTTCCTTTAGTTCTTTCATTACGTGGGCGGTTTTTTTGTCTAACTTTTTTGCTTGTACCATTGAGTTACCATCATACGCTGACCCTAATCTTTCAGAGGCATCGTGTGCTGCTTCTATCTGTTTTCTATTTGTTCCATTAGGTTGGATACCCTGTGCTCTAGCACTTCTATATGCTTCAAGTTCAGAGTTCCATTTCTTCTGGGTAGTGCCACTTGCTATTACATCGCCTCTGGCATCACCAGTTGCTAACTGTAAATTCTTGGCCTTACAACCAAAGCATTCATCACCACAATTACTATGGTCTATTTCTTCAGGTTCTGTATGTGGGAAGGAAACTAAAGAAGTTGCATCACATCCAGTACACCCATAAAGGGCTGCTTTGTAATTCATCTTCTCATCAAAACCAAATTCTAAAACTTTACTACAGTGCTCGTGTCCCATCCTAGCCCTATTCTACTGTGAAGTTAGCCGAAGTAATGCCTATACTTGCTGCAATCATTGCGGTTCTAATAGCCTCACTAATTCCAGTATGTTCTCCACCACCAATGTAATAAGCGGTATAATCTGCTAGGTCACTATCTAGTGGATACTGTGTTAGTGAATATGTACCGCTTTCATTAATAACTGTGTAACTTTTAGTGCGTTGTTTAAAGTGTTGATGCAAGCGGTGTCCACCTATTGGCCCTTGTTCCAAGGTAGGTGTTCTAAATAAGTATGTTGCCACTAGGCTCCTTAATGAACTTACTCCGTAGCAGGGATATCACTACCCCTACTACAGCGTCAGTCAATTACGCTACTGATGAACCGTTTAGGATTCGATACAGGGCTGCTTCGCGATAACGCTTGAAGCCAAGTACGCCGTACCAACCCATAGGTCGGAAACGCATCAATTGGTCAATAACTGGACCGATAACAATATGTGGCTCTTCAGCAACGGCCTCAGCCAATGCTTCTTTACCAGCAAGAATTGTACGGTATACCTGGGCGCTTGAAGCACCGTCAGTATCTTTGAACATACGAGCAGACTCTACGAAGTAGGCTCCCTCATATGCACCAATTTCTCCAGCCCAAATGTTTTCATTTGAGTTGTACTCGTGTGGCAGACGCCATCCACCAGCACCAGTCTCAGCACGTAAATCGTGTGAAACCTCTGGGTGAATACCGCACCAGTAGAGTGAACCCTTGCGAGGTACTGATAAGCCAGAACGTAACTTAGCAACAGCCTTACGGATGTTAGCAGAAGTAATTGTATCTGTGGCAGCGATTGTTACAGTTGTAGTACGTGTACCACCGTAGATGACGTTTGTGCCACCACGAAGTTCAGTCTGTGCAACTGTATCAATTGAGCCTGCAAGGTTGAAAGCGATAATGTTAGCGATTGCAGGGTCTACGTCAGCAAGGCTGAATAGTTCCAACGCACGTGTAACAAGTACAGAGTTACCATACTCAGCAAGAGTAATAGTAACTGATGTAGGAGCAGCAATTGCTACAGATTCTTTCTCTGTAGATTCTGTCAGAGCAGTTGTTGACTCTGATAGGTCTGCGTATAATTGTAGAATTACGGTTGAGCCAGGGTTTGCCAATTTAGCAGGGCGCTTGTCAGCGACACTACGAATAAGGGGTTCTGAACGCAACGCGAAGTCTAATAGTCTGTCGTAGGCCTTTTGGACTACACCAGCACCACCAGCGGTACCAGCAAGGTTGCCAGTAGACGAGGTATATAGATTAGCCATTGTTCACCTCCAGGGGTGATTAAGAATTACTATGGATATTAATTGCCTTGAATTATTGAAGTGAGTTCATCTGCGGTAGCCGCATTCATAACTCTATTCATTAAGTCTTGGGCTTTGTCAGGGGTCGTACCAAGTTGAGTAACTACATCCTGTTGCCGTAAGGCTGCACGATTTAGTTCCTGTTCCTCAGATACCTCTGGCGCTTTAGTTAATCCAAACAAATCGCCATTATCGTCAAGCCAGGTATTAACTGACTCTTCACTAATGTCTTCTAAGTCTTTAAGGATTAAACGTTGTGCCTTTGGATTGACACCCTTCTTTTCTAGGACCTCTTTGACTACACGCTCACGCTGCGACTTGGATAATCCCTCAAGTTGCTCAGTGAGTTCCTTGATACGCTTCTCATCATTACGCTTAGCTTTCCGCAATTTTTTAAGTAAATCGCTTCCATCTAATTGTGTTTCTGTTTCGGTATCTTGGTCGTCTTCGTCTTCATCCCAGTAGTTGTTGCTCATAGCAACCCACCCTTCTATTCGTTTTAGTCGCAAGCCTCAGATTCTGGTCGGGGAACCAGCCTGGCTCTTGCTATCGGTCTAGTACGCTATGTGAGGCCGATGGATTCACATAGGATTCTATTTAGTACTGTCCGGCGCTAGATGACTTTCTTAACATTTGAGTACTTAAACCAGCAGCACCGACTCCAGATGAGCCACCAAATTGTGCTGTCTCAAGAGCAGCTAATTGCTTACGCTTACGCTCAGCAGATGCATTACCTTTAAAAACTTCTTGTTCAGCTGTGGCTTGTGTGTAGTCAATTTTTGCTTCACCGTATATATCACTTAGTTTCTGAGACTGTGGAAGTATTCCACCAATGGTTGAGTAACCCTTAATTGCTGTAGCACGGTCAATACCATACTTAGCTAAGTCACTAGCACTAGTTACATTGGTAGTTAAATTCTGATAAACAGCAGCAGCACCAATCTCAGCTGATGTTACTTTCTCTTCTAGTTGTGGCAAGGTCTGCTTAGGGTCTAAGAAGTACTTGACTAAATCTGTATCTGTAATGGTTGGGTAGAAAGCTTTAAGTTGTGTTTTAATAGCAGGGTCAGCATTATTAACTCTATCTACTACTGTAGATATTCTACTCTTTAGTTCTACCGCTGATATATCTCCGCCAATAATATCAGCTAGTTTAGTCTGACGTGCAGATTTTGTAGTTCCAAAGTAATCGCCTAATCCATACTGATTCATAACTTGACTATAGGTATCTTCAAGACCTAAATACTCAGCCTCAGATAAAGCATTCAATCCTGATGCTGAACGTAATTCATTACCTCTGAATCTAGCTTTATATATTGGGTCTTGTTTAATCTGCAACCTAGCTTGCTCAGGTCCAAGACCTGCAAGCATGTAACCTTTAATAACAGAAGCAAGAGAACTCAAGCCATAGCTATTTAAAGTATCCTCAAGGATAGCATAAGCATCCTTATTGAGTTTATCGTCATTAAGTTTAGCTTGGTCTGCTGCAAGCCTTGCCTTTTTTTGTGCTTCAGTTTCAGGTGCTGTGCCACCAAAGGTTTCAATAGTTGCAGTTGGCGTTCCACCTGCACCCATAACAACTCTATTATATTGAGCAAGTTTTTCTTCAGGCGTAAAAGTAGAAGACTTATTAATTTCACTTCCATATTCATCAGTAACTGGTCTCATTATCTCACCAACCCAAATGAAGATAAGATAGAGTTAACGTAACTAGATGCTTCTTCTCTAGCATTCTTAGTCTTAGCCCAGCGTGCGTCTTTACGTAATGATAATTGAAAGTCATTTAAATTCATTGAACCTTCTTGTCCGCCATTCTTAAGAGCATTCTGTATGTGAGTATCTTTAGTAATGTCAATAGAGTTATCTGCTAGCTCAAGGGTTTGACCCATATAGTATGCGTACTGGTCAGCAAGACTGCTTACCTTCACGCCACTATCAATTAACTTACCTAGGTTAGGATACATAGTCTTAGCCATGCTTTTAATGCCCAACTCCTCAGCTTCAAGAGAACCACTTGTAAGAGTTCCACCTGCTTGGTAGTTACTTAATACATTCTTCTTAGCCATGTCAGGGCTATAAGCTAAGCCATAGCTTCTAGCTGTAGCCTGCAGTTTAGATATATATGTACCTAATAAACCACCTGATTTAACAAGGTCATCACCAGTCATAAGCTCTGCAGCAGGGCGTAGAACATCGCCCATAATTCTTTTACGGTCTACTGAGGTTAACCCACGACCTACTGAAGTACGAGTAGTCTCTCCTGTAGTAGTAGTAACTCCAACGCTTTCTTCTTTTCTTACTCTATTATAAAAATCTTTTTTCTCTTCAAGAGTAGCCTTACGGCCTAATTGTTCAGTGAAGAAATCATCTAACTCTTGTGATGCTTGAGTCTTTGTAGATAAAGCACGCTCTACTGTAGTAGTAGAACTACCTGCCCCACCTGCCCATTTATTTAATGGGATAAAAGCACTAAGGTTAGGATTTGATTTAAGCTGATTGGCTACATCTACACCAAAATCAACAATGCGTTTATTAAGAGCATTGCCTACATCTGTTGGGTTAGCACCTTTTTTAATTCTTAAATTCTTGTATACTGCATCTTTATATGCAGGGTCTTTGTTAAAATCAGCATAATATAGATTCAATATGCTGTCTAAATCAGTACTTACTTGAAAGTCAATACCATCTGGAGATATATAAACATACGCTGGATTGACAGCACCTTTAGGCCCACGCTCTTCAGTATCATTACCTAGGATAACTAATTGAGATTTATTAGTAGAAGGGTTAATACTTACAGTTGCACCTGATGCGATGAAATCATCAGCTTGAATACGCTGTCCTGTTTGATAGTTGAAGTTAGAACCAGCCATTAGTAATTAGCCTTTCTGAATGCTACATATGTATCCCGTGAATAGAAATCAAGTATTGGTTCTAATACAGCTCTATACGCTTCAGTCATAACAAGGTCTCCAGTCTTTAAATCTTCAATAAGTTTTTCAATCTCAGCTTTTCTTATCCGTTTAGAATCAACAAAGTAAGGTGATGATTTGTATTCTTGGTCAGTAGCAAGTGCTACAAACCCTTGAACTACATTAACTGCTGCCCTCATTTTAACCCTTGTAATATCCGGTATAGGTGCATTCTCATCGGATAGTAATGTCGATAGGTTATCTAGCATTATCTTCTCTGAAGGGAAGTTGTTCTTACTTTGTAAAGCCTCTAGTAAGTATGGGTTAGAGTTTAATAAAGTCTGACGGCTTACTGTTGCATTATTAATAATAGCCTGGCGTTGACTAATACTAACAGTATTAGCTAAATCTTCTTTTTCTTTGTTAGCAATACCAAAGTATCTAGCCTTATCTTCTGCTACTAGTACTCTTTCTAGATACACTTCTAAGTCAGGTTGGCCCAATAAGTCTTGTGATTCCAACCAGTTATATACTGCAGGGTTGAAGTCTCCTACCTTTGGTGCAAAAATATAAGCAGTCTCACCGTAGGTATTCACAAAGTCTTTATTACTTAAAGCCCAGTCTTTAACTTGCTGAGTTTTATTAATTAAAACATTTGTTTGCTTGTCATTTCTAGACGCTAGATAGATACTCTTCTTTGGGTTATTAGCAACAAAGATAGCAGTAGCAAGGGCATAAGCGTCTTGAACATCAGTGCCATATGTCTGCTTTATGCCATCTAATATGTCATAAAATTCACTACGTAAACTGGTTACACCAATTGCCTTGTAATAATCCGGAACACCTTTGCTCTCCTGTAAAGCAGCAGCAACTGGTGAGAACATACCTAGAAAAGCACGCATAAATATTAAATTACTTGATGATATACTTATTGCTTTTAGGTAATCATTACGTTCTTGAGGTGTAGGAGTCTCTGATAGTGGTTGATTACCATATGCCTGCATGTAAGAGATAGCCTGCATAACAGCACTTTTCTCTTCACGACTCTTATGTTCTATATCAGTAATACCAAGAATTTCTTGGGCTGGTTTGCTTAATCTAATAAGATTTTCTACATACATAGGCACAACAGCACTACGGAAACTCATGGTTTCACCAAAGCTACCTAATGTGGCTTGCTTAAAACCTTCGCCTACCTTAGCTGTAAAAGCATTACCATATTTGCCCAGTAACCCATCTATTGCAAGTATAGTTACTGAGGCAGCAGGTGATGAGAAGGTAGGTATACCAGCATCAGGTGAAAAAGATGGGTTAAGCATCTGTAATTTCATTTTAAAGTTATCAAACTGAGGTACTTTAAACTGATTATCACCAGATAGTTTACGTACTACTGGTTCAATTGCACCATTGATAATAGTATCTGTTGGGAAAATAAAGTATTCATCACCGTTTTGGTCTTTGTGCACAACTCCAGAAGACTGTAAACCTTGGTGTAATAATCGCATACGATACGCAGTTTGAACTGGCTTATCACGTAACATACGGTAATAACGACGATAGAAGTCTTCAGTTGCACGGTAGAATCTGCCTACGTGTCTAACAGACATAGAAAAATTGCTTCTAATAGCGGGGTTATCTATGTACTTTAACATTGTATATATAGCATCATTATGTGCTAGTTCTGTGTATCTTTTACGTGCTAAATCAGTAGCAATTTGTTTAGCTTTACTATTAAATGGATTTTGTTCTAGCAGTCTAGCTTCTTCTTGTTTAGCAAATAAATTTTCTTGATTTCTATAAGATTGACGTAAAGTTTTATACGTATAAATTAAAGCTGGTTGACTAAACAAACCAGTTGCTTGACGGTCTGCCTGCTCATAGATAGCATTGCCAAATTTTTTAAAGTTTCCTTCTATATCTTCATCAATGAAATTGATACGTGTATTAATCTCACCGCTTGGGTGCATATTAACTGTAACTTTTTCAAAGTCAGAAAAATTAATACTAGATACAGCTTTTTCCCATGCGTCTGCTGGGATACGTTTAGAACGTCTAGCTGCTGCCTCTGTAATATCAAAGTGTTTTTCTTTAACGAGGTTCATTAACTCTTGATTATAAGAATTAGCTCCTCCATGGAAGGCAACCTGCATATCAGCTAACATGTTATCTATAAGGATAAGAGATATCTTTTCGTCAGTTAAACCTTTTTCACGAAGAGAAACTATATCACCAAACTTAGTAACAAAACGTTTTAATAAATCATCATCAAAAACTTTTAGTGATATACCAGGCTTAATAAGAGCCATATTAGTCAAGTATTCTTTAACTGCCCTTGTACCAGCCGGAGTTATATCTCTACTGCCAATACCAGCAAAATCTCTATAAGCAGGAATTGTATCTGATTGTGACCAAGCACCATCTACCCAGGTAAACCATTTATTAACACCCATATCAAACACATGGACTGGTTTGTTAAGTTCAATACCAGCATAGACAGCCCAAGCTGTTCCACCTTGAACAACATTATTCTCAATGCGACCTATAGCAACAACAGCTTCAGAATCTTTTACTTGATAATAGTTTCTACGTAACAAATTAGCTACGTATTTATTGGCTGGAGGAAATGCTCTGTTTAAATATTTTTCATTTACAGTCTTTAGTAAATCATCGGCAACTTCAAGCTCCTGTTGTGTATGAATAACAGGAGTACCAGAACCAGATTGAATCTTATGGCCATCAAATGAATGAGCCTTAACATTCATTCCAAATATTGCACCTTCACGACCAAATACTGTATCTGCGCCTGCTGCTCCACCAGAATTGATAGTCCTATTAGCTAATTGAATAGCCTGGTCTTCTTCTGAATAGTAATTAACACCAGCTTGTTTAAGGATAGAGCGTCTAGCTCTCTCAATATCCTTAGTATCTTTTAATCCATTGTGCATAAAGAATGCTGATACAGGACTAAAGTACTTATGCTCACCAATTTTAATTGTATTAAATGCAAAGCGCAATGCCCAGTTATCATAGTGTGCTAACGCTGGAAACTTTTGATTTATTTGAGCAAGTTCTCTAGTAGAAACAGGTTTCCATTTTCTGCCTAATTTCAAACCAGCTTCTTCAACTGCTTGAGTTACATTAGATTCAGGAAGAGTTAGATTTCTGAATTCATCATCAAATCTACCGCTTAAGTTTGTTTTAGCACTAACGGCTCTTTGCATTGCATCAATAGTCTCTGGCTGATACACCAACAAATCCATAATATCTTGTTTAGCTTCATCGGTTTGGCCTTTAAATATAATATCAAAAGCACGTTTGCCAGTTTCTTGCCTAATCAAAACGTTGCTAACCTCTTGCATTGGAACATCGTACCCAAGTTCTTCAGACAACTGTTTTTGTAAGTCTCTTACAATCTCTAATCGGTCGCCTTTAGTGATGCGTTGCTCTAAACCGCCTTTAAGAAATAACTTATTGAATAAACGCTTGTATGGACCAACAGCCGCCTTAGAACCAGTAGCAACAGTAAGAACTTTTCCTAATTTTCTTGACTCTCCCATTGCAAAATCTTTAATAGCGTCGCCAGGAGCTGTAAATGCATAAAATGTAAAGTGGTCTATAGAAGTTCGTAAACCTTGACGAATGCCTAGTGTAAGAACAGCCCAAGTATCAGTAGCTGCACGCATAAAATAATTTCTATGCATACCGTCAAATAGAGAAGGTATACCATTTCTCACAGTAAAGCGACCGGCTTCATCTTTCATACCAAGCATTGCTTTTGTGGCAGCAATTTCTTCAAAAGGTAGTGGAGCAATCATTCCAGCTGCTTGGAATCCATGTGTAATACCACGATTCCTTGAAAATGGAACACCGTTTTCTACTTCAATGGCAATAGGGTCCATCATATCCGCTAAATCTCTACGTATTTCTACTTTAGAAGTAATACCAAAGCCAGCATGATGATTAAATGTTCTATCTAATATTTTTTGTGTGTAGTTTTTACCGCCAGGCAATCCTTCAAAACCTTGTTTTTGAAAATATGCAGCATAAAGATTACGAACAGCTACTACTTGTTGAGCACCATCTAAATCTAGAAAGTTCAATGCCCATGCATCTGCAAAATCTCTATCTACAACTAATGCAGCCATGTTTCTAAACTCAGAAACAGTATCAACAGCGTCATCACCGTACTTAATACCACTACTAGTAGGACTTCTGCCAGCTGCTGTGCCTATTCTAAATGCTAATTTACGTGTTTTAGACATATCGCTTTCAATGTCTATAAATTTTGTTATGTTTGGGTTAACTCCCAAATCAGCTTCTTTACCTAAACTTGTGAGAATTTCCCAACCACGCTCATGCGCAGCAGTAGCTTTTTCAATTGTATCTCTTGTGGCAATATTTCCTACGGTTGGATTAAATATTGCGTCTACCTTGCGGGCAATCCCTGATGTAAATTGACGAGACGCACGTGCAGTGGCTATACCATTGCGGTAAAAATTAGTACCGTCTAGTCTTCCGCCTATTAGATATCTTGCATTATCCGCAGTGGTAAAAAACTTTTCAGCAGATGCTGCATCGATTACGTTATTCTTAGCATAAAGTTTAAATACTGCAAGGTCATTAAATTCTGGGTAAGCAAGTCTAAAATTTCTAAATATTACTGATTTAGCAGTATTACCTTCAGCCTCATTAAATGCTTTAACTACTGGACCAACTTCATTCTGCCATAGGTTAAATACATCTGGTCTTTGGAAAGTCTCACGCATAGTAAAGTTTAATTCTTCTGGAGATTTAGCCGCCAATATTCTATTAGCTAACACTTTACCCTTATTGCCTTGTCCGGCAACAAGAAATCCAGCTTCATCTGCTCCTCTTGCAACAGCAGCATTAGCTAACTTAGAGCCAATCAAAGGTATCTTACTAAGACCTAACGTTAAGTAAGTATCAGGAGAAATTAATACTTGATAAATACCATCAATAACACCAGACTGCCTAGCCATTATCTTAGCTTTATAAGCTTCGTTTGTAGCCTTAACTTCTGCAGATTGACCTGGAATTGTTAATGGTTTGCCAACAATAGAATACCATAGAGTTGAAAGTACTGGATGTTTTTCACTGTATACCTCACGTATCAATGAACGACCAGGAGCAAACCTAGATAACTCTGTTTCTTTTAATATTGGTAAAAAATCATCTGGCTTATCTAATGAGTTAGCAAGTGCTTGTGTTATCTCAGCATCTACTTTACCCCAACTTTTAACAATCTCACCTGGAGTTTTGCCAGCAGCAATACCCATTGCAACAGCAGTATTGGCTTTCCCATACTTTTCTTCAAGTGTCTTGATATCATTTGGATTATAAAAATCTTTACCATTATAAGCATCTGACCAAGTGTTTGCAGAAAATAAAGGTTTATCTAAAGCTAAGGTTTCATACCCAACACGAACCGGAGTATTGAGCACTTTGTTGTAAACATTTAAAGCTGAAAATGTTCCAATTAATGGAGAACCAGCAGCTTTATAGGCTGTTCCTATACCACCCACAATTTTACTAAAGATACTTGGGTCAGTTTTAGAATACTCTTCGTTTGGAAACAAGACTCTAACATCTCTTTTAGCATTATCATTTAAGATATTAAAATCCAACTTAGCTTTATCGGGAGATAATTTACTTAATCTTAAACCTTCTTGATACGCAAAAGACATCTGCGTAACCATGTTATTTTCTTCAGGTGATAGGTTAGCTGAGGCAACTGCATTATATAAACCTTGAGATGTCTGAGCTACTACAGGATGCGGTAGTCTAGGCATTAATAATCGCTATCTAGTAACCTGCGATAGATAAGCTCTGTGTCTCCTGAGTCATCATATTGAGCAAGCCTACTAAGAACATTAGTAATACTAATTTGAGGAGATGGCATATTAATTAAAGCCTCTGAACCAGGACCAGGACCAAAGTCAGCACCTGCTGTAATAGGCTCTTGTGGACGGTTTGTAGGGGCATTTAAAGGTACTAGAGGAGATGGCATAGAAGGTATATCAGTACCTTGCATAGGAGCACCTGATTGTTGCTCCATGTTTCCGCCCATTCCGTATCTCATGCCAGCCATGTATTTAGGAGATTGAGTCATACCTTCGGTAGCACCACCATCAGTACGCTTTGACAAAGCGCCTGGACCTGATACAGGTGCTGGATTACTAGGTTGACGATATCCGCCACGTCCATTTGCCATTTATACTCCTACTTAGTAAATTGAGTTTTGATATTAATTGTTCCGCCACACCAAATATTATATTGAATTGCAATTCCAATTGCTTTCTTAGCAGCAGCAGTTGCTTTAGCGTGAGTCTTTATTTCACTTTCCATTGTTGCTATTGCACCTAGTGCAAGAGTTCCGCCAGAACCTATCCCGTATAAACCTCTGTCGTCTCGCATATATCCATAGTCATCGCTAACTTGATATAACTTTCCATTAAAACAAATTAAAGCATCCCAACCAGAATCATCATCGTTCTTATTCTTTGGTGCTGGGTCATATCCTGCTTCTGTTAATGCTTGCTTTATAGATGGGAGAATCCTAATCATCATAAAACGGTCTGGGTCTTGAGTCTTGATTACCTTAGGTGGTTGCCATAAGTTATAAAGAATATCACCTGCCGTCGCATCACCTGCTACTGCAATTAAATACTCACCAACTTTGGCTACCTTGTCGCAACCCTTTGCTACGTATGGTCTATCTGTATAAGACATCATAGAGTCGGCTGCCATTACGGCCCAACCCTTTCCTTGAATACCAACAATAGCCGTCACTATTCCCCCAAGTTATCTTCTGTTTACTGTCCTTACACTTGCGTTAGTTCTTCCAGCCATATTTAAATTACTTAATAAACTTTGTAGTTCTGGTCTTTGTTGTTCCTGAGCTTGTGCTTGTTGTTCTGGTTGTGAACCTCCAACTGGAGCGCCGGGAGCAGAGGGGACGGACGGCTGCTCGACCGATGGTGCGCCACCAGCTGGAGGATTCTCTGGTGCAAACACCTCACTGATGGCATCTTCGATTGCTATGCCTTTCTGACGTTGCCTAATGACTTCAGCTATCTTGTTAACAATGTTGCTGGGGTCACCGCCCTGGGCAGCGATTTGAGGTATTGCTTGTGCATAAGCTTGCAATGAACCAATCAATGCAGCTCGCATATCTTCTGTTTCAATACGCTCTTGTTCTAAGGTGACGTTGACGTTAAATGGCAACTCACGCATAGCCATATCTTTAGAGATAAGCTTTCCGCCAAGAGCTTGAAGCATGAAGATAAGTCCTTGTGCTGGATTTAAACCAGCCAACATTCCGTACCGTACATCAGCTGAGTAATCACCCTTGATATCTTTTGTAGGTGTATACGTAACTGCATAAGGTGCACCAGCATCGGTGCCACGAATTGTTTTTTCTACGTTAAATAATTTCTCATCTACCTCAAAGCAGAGAGAAATAACATCACGTAATGCTGTAGTAAATATAGATTGTGCTGACTTAACTTGTGTATCAAAGGCACCTAATAGTGCTTGTACACCTTCGCCAGTAATAATTGAAGCCTTAACGTTTCCAGTACGTGACTCAGGATAACGAGCTCCTACGCGAAGCTCTTCGTTTAGAAGTTGTTGTTCTGTAAATGCTCCTTGTGGAAGATTAAGTTCAACACGTCTAACACCCGCTGGGTTGTTTGTACGGATTACAGCGTCTCCGCCTAATTGCAACTCCTGTACATCACTTGGTAATACAATTGGTGCTTGAACAGATTTTTCTGCAGCTTCCATTGCAAGTAAAGCAAAACGGTTACGAAGTAATTGAATTCCTAATACATCATCAAACTGTCCACGAAGCTCACCATCAACACCTGGGCGTCTAGCAATGATTACATTCATCTTGCCTAGAGGATTACTTGCTCTTGATAGAACTAAATTCTTTCTTGCAGGTATATAAATAACTGATTGGTCTTTATCGTAGTAACGAATCATTTCTATCTGAGAATTAAGATTCTGTGTATAACCCTCTGAGCCTAGGAGTTGTGATTCAAACTCAGGGAACTGACTGACCAGCTCACCTAATGTAAGGGTATAACGTTTTACAAATGCATTACATCTTCCGTACCGGTCAAACTCTGGATAAGCACCAATAGGATTTTCTAATCTAATCCGTGGCAATCCTGCTTCTTCATCTAGTTCAACAATAAAAGGAAGGAAACCATAGGTTATGTACATGTCCGCACCGTTGTACATGTTTACTTGCAAATCTGAATGGCGGAAATAGTTAGCGGCAATTCTTGTACGCTTGTCTGCAAACTGACGTGCTCTATCTGAAACTTGATTTACTGCTGAGCAGTTAACAGCAGGTAGTGGGGCCATAACCTCTGCAAGGTCTCTTGCAACAATGTCAATAAAGTTAGCTACTACGTTCTGGTCTATACCATCTGGAAAGAAGTTAGGATAAATCTGTGCAATTTTTCCTTGACGAACAGCAAGTACGTCTAAGTTACGTGCATCTCTTTCGGTAGAACGATAACGCAGAGAGTCAACTCTTGCAATTACCTGTCTCATATCTAATGCCATAAATTAATCTCCTCGAGATTCACGTTTTGTGCGAGCAATAAATGCTTTAATAGCATCATCTTCATTTTCATACCAATTACGTTCTTTAAACACACCAGGTGTTCTTTCAACAGAAGTACCAGAATTACGTACAGTACTATCTGAAAAATTCTTTAACCCTGATTCTTCAGCTTCTTTTGCATTCTTAAGTTTCTCATTAATATTTTGCATTTGTTTAGGTGTTGCTTTAAAAATTAATCTGTCAGCACTATCTCTAACTTCAGTATTCTTAGCACTAAGTGATGGTGGCTTAGGTACTGGAGGTAATTCAACTTTTGGTCTTGGAATTTTTGGAGCTACACCTCTTGATTGAATATCAAGTATCTCAGGCTTAGGTAATGTTGGCTTCATAGGTTCAGTAACTCTTTTAGTTTCCGGTGTCCATACTCGCATTCTTGGAGCAAGGGGAGGACGAATACTTACTGCTTCTGGAGGCAATGGATTAGTTCTCAAAGGAGGCATTTCAGGGCGTAGCCCTTTATTCATTTGAGCCTGGATAATAGCTTTTTGTTCCGGTGATACTGAACCTAATCCATATGCTTTAGCTTGTTTTACAGCAAAGTCTGGTCCAGTTTCTTTAGGCTCTGGAACTGAACGACGTAATACTTTTTCCTCTGGTTTAGCTACAACAGGTTTAACTGGAGCTCTAATAACTTCATTCTCAGGATTATAAAAAATTTTACGTTTAAAACCACCAGCTGCTTTTTCTGCAACTTCTTTAGCTTCCTTAGCAAGACGTGCAGCTTTAGTAACTCCTATAGATAGACCTCTAATTGGGATTGCCATTGTTGCCTATCTATAAAGTTTAGAAACGTATTTAGCACCTTTGCCTACAATGCCACCAACAACACGAAATGCTTTACCGCCAGCTAGTGTTATTGCTATATCTGTTGGAGTCTTTGGAACTATTGTATCGACCACAGCTTTAAGTACCGGTACAGCGGGTGAGGTAGGAAATTTTTTAGTAGGACCTAATTGTTTATTGGAGCTAGCCATTAGCGGCCGCGAGCCGGGTCAGTATTAATTTTTTTAGTTTTACTAAAATTTTCTCCAGAACTCATGTTATCAAACATCTGCTGACTTTGTTGTTTAATAGCATCTGCCATTTCTTTATCATGTGCAGACTGAAGAGCAGCATCTCTTTGTTTTGCTGTTTGCACAACTTTCACATTACTGATAGGTGCAGCACCGCCATTTTTGTAAACTGGGTTAACACTATTAGCGCCTTTGCCGGTAATACCACCAACAGCACGACTTATTGCTTTAACTACTTTAATTGGGTTAGCCATTTTATTTCCTTATCCGTAGACTTCAGACCATTGCTCAGTAAAGGCATCGTCTAAGTTGATTGAGCTTCTTTGTTCCATCTGAGCTCTAGTAGCCCATCTGTTATTCATGTAAGGTGTTATCCTTGTACCACTTTGTATTAATTCTCTTGCTTTAATGATTGCAAACCATAAGGCCATAACACAGTCTGTCTTACCTCTAGTGTCTGGCTTCCAGGTAATCAACTGCTGTACTAGAGCTTTGATTCCTTCTGAGCCATCACTTGATGGGAGTTCGAGGAGATTGTTGTTTTGAAACTTACCGTCTTGAGTAGTTCCGAATAAGCTTGACATGGAGGCAACTCCAAAGTTTGAGTCCCATTTATTCTTTCCTGTATGGTGAGAACTAAGCCGTACGCCGTATCCAGCAAGCCATTGCCGTAAGCTGTCATCTAATTCAAATGCTTTCTGAAATGCGTTAATTTCAATTCGTATTTCTTGGGGTTTGTATTTGATAGTCATAGCTTCTATAGCATCACGTATCTTTTGGTAACTAGGCTCTGCCATGTTCAAGCAATCTAATACGTAGATACGACCATCAGCTCTATTAAAAGTTATTGCGACTAAAGCTGCATGCCCTGCAATAGCTGGGTCCATACCAATAATGGTGTAGCCCTCAACGTGCTTAGGATGACCTGATGCCCCTGGCTTTAAAGGTCCGACTCTTCTAGCCCCGAGTATGCTTCCCTGTACCAAAGCTGGCGGGAAGATAGAGTTTTCTTGGACGTCTTCTTGTTGATAGACAAGAGCCCATGTAGTCGGAGTAACCTCAGAACGACGTTTGAATAATGTTTGTCCATCCCATTTGGGATAGTATCCAGATTCATTAGGAGGTACCGTCTCATCGCCATCCCAAGGAACATCAGATTCTTTCCAGAGCGTAACCCAATCTTCAGGCTTCTGGTCATAATCCAAGACAGCAGGCATACCCATATAAGTAAAGGGAGACTTACCACCAGACCAATGCTCAGGGCTACGAAGTTCCTTATATAAATCACTTGGCGCAATTCTAGTCCCCACTATTAATAGCTTGCCGTTTTTGCCGAGACGAGTGATAACTTCTTTTTGCAGCCAGTTAAGTTGTTTTTCCCATTCATGGGCGTTAGCTGTGGTTATCACGTCGTCAAGAATAATTAAATCTGCACGGGCTCCATAAATCTGCCCACCCATACCTAGTGCTTGAATGGTAGGGTCTTTCTCACTTGAGTTACGAGCATCGCTCCCGAGGTACACTGTATCAGTTCGCCAAGTATCTGCGTCTTCTTTCCACCCACCTTGAGGACCAAATGCATTCTGCATCTTAAGCCATCTTGGGTGTGAGAGACGTTGCTTGATTGCGTACACGTATTCTCGTGCCTTTACTAGTGTCTTAGAAACAACGATGATTCTAACGTTAGGGTCGAGAGCGATACGGTATGTTGAGTAGTTCACGGTTATCACCGTGCTCTTAGCGTGCTCCGGTGGCACGTTAATAAGAATCCTAGACTTGTCAGCCTTATCATATATCATGTTAGGATGAAGCCAGGAAGGTTCCCGTCCCTCGAGTAAGTCGACCCAGTCTTGATGATGTGGGAAGACCGTCTGGTCTAAAAAATTTTTTGAAAATTCAGCAAAGGGTAAATCCTTTTTATCATAACCTAGGTTAGCTAGAGTAAGAGTCTCACCTAGTTCCTTGGCCTTAGCTAACTCCTTTGCAAAGGTAGTATCCCTAATCATCCACTGGCGAACCGTATCTGGTTTCTTGCCAGCTAGGTTCATAGCTTGGTGGGTAGTAGCCCCTTGCCCTACCAACTCTATAACCTTAGCCTTAGCCTCGGCTAGAGCTTTAACCTTGAAGTGCTCATCGCCCGACTTGAATGTCATGGTGTCCTTTAGATAGTCTTTCGCCGTCCTTCGCTGTCTGTCAGGCACCTGTACTGTAACTGTATGAGCCAGGCTATATAAAAGCCTGGCGAATAACTTACTGCTACATACAGTACTAATCCGTCCAAACAGCTAAAACGGACGTTTTATTTTAAAGTATTTTTATTTCCTATGCTAAGCAGGTCGTTATGTCCTATTTTGTACTGATTTAGCACAGGTCACTATAACCACAAATAATCCTAGGGAGAGATACAGTACTACTCTCAGCGTATACTTAAAAGCCTCCGGGTCATACGACCCTCCAGCTTTTAGACTGTCGCTCTATACTGCTATACAGTCAGGCGTCTGCAGGACTGCTCACTACACGCCTAAAAGAAGGCGCTCCGTGTGCTTCAGGACTTAAACAAAAATCCCATGCCAAGCACAAGATTTTAAATACAAGGGACTTGGGTAACGGCTTCGCCGTGCAATACTTTTTAAAATAGTAACTGCCTTACTGCCTCATGCAAGACGCAGACAGAGTTCGCTGGTCTCATCATCATCATACACCCGTTGGCAACTCGCAAGGGCCTTCAGCCCTTAGAACACGAGTCGGAGCCTGAGCAAAGAACGCTCAGGTGCCTTAGGGTGTCTGGTGATTTGTGATTTTCAAAGGTTGAGAATCAGAAGGGTAAAAAATGAAAGAATACAAAATATATAATTTCTACGATACTCCTCCTAGTAATGCAATATATGTAGGTAGGGGTAGTCCATGGGGAAACCCATTTGTAATGGGCGAGCATGGAAGTAGATATGTAGTAATTGGTAAGTTCGCTGAATACGCAGAAAACAGGCTCAAAAACGAGCCAGAGTGGCTTAAGCCACTAAAAGAAACTACAGGTTTGGTGTGCTATTGCGCACCAAAAGCATGTCATGGTGATGTGCTTGCATTACTACTAAATGAAAGTGAGTGGAAATGAATACAAACAGACCTAATGGTAAAGCATATAAGAAAAGACCTAAGGTTCAAAAACAAACCGGCAAAACCATAGGTGGATACTCACCTACTAAGTTAGCCATCCGTGCCCAGAAGCGTGCTAAAGCATGAGTGACCAGGGCATAAACATTACCAACCAATGCTACGACTGCTTACAAATGGACGCATTGTGCGATAACTGCCAAGACCTTTCAGACGCTAGAGTTGCAGACATAGCGCATGAACTTGTAGATGAAGGTAACCTTCAATACAAATACCAATGGCTCTATTCAACCAAACAACCCAGTGGCCATGATTGGGTATCTGCGACTCAAATCGTAGGCAAAAACGTAGACGGTTTCTTTGTCATACGTAAAGAATATTACGAAGGTGAGATTCAAGCACGTAGTGAATCTATGTCCTTCGATGATGACCCAGTAATTGCAAACAATCAAGTTGTATGCAATTGGTGTCATCTAACAACACTCGCGCAAGTTAAGTGTGTTAACTGCGACGAATACGTATCGTAACTAAAAGCCTGCCCCCTGTAACAAGTGACAGGGGGCAAGCCCTAAAAAAAACTATAAGAAATGGAGCACCAAATGAACACAGTATCACTTACAGGCCAAATCAAGAATATCAAAACTAAAGAGAGTGGAACGTGGAAGATTAAAACCGCTTCATTCTCTCAATACACCATACTAGACAGTGGAAAAACTGGTTGTGTCTTTACTTTTCCAATTGTCTTTACTCAAAATCGCCTCGGCCTTACAGACGGATTAACTCCTGATGAAGATGGAGTTATCAAGAATGTAACACTTACAGGCAGACTAGTAACTAACTTCGACCGAAGAATAGATGTTAAGAATGAGGACCGTCGCAAACCTTGGACGCAAATCGAAGTAACTGAACTAGCAGTAAGCATCTAATAAATACTCAGGGATACCAGGCTTAGGCTTGGTATCCCTCTTTTTTTTTGTAAGTCCGCCGTAATATAGCGGGACACTGGAAGTCCATCGTCTATGAAGGGAAACAAATGGCTATAATAAATGAAGACCCATTCTGCATAGAACATAATTCAGATGAATATATTTGGTATACACCTACCACAAACGTATACCAATGTGACGCATGCTGGGATAATACAATAGAAAAAATGCATGGCGTTAGACAGTATGACACACCAATCCAACTAAGAGAGGGAAACAAATGGAGCTAATGATAGGAATGAAATGGCTGGAGTTATATGCAGATAGCATAGGCCTGGCTATACAGATACCAACCTGGCTGGCAGTGGGTGCAGTCGGATTAACTTATTCAATTAGATTAATGAGGAGGTAACATGGAAATCTACATACCAGTAGTATTTAGAGCTGAATTAAATACAGACGAGAACCCTGAATACAAAAAGTATAATGAGATAAGACTGCAGTGGGCGGGTGAGCAGTCGGTCTATGACATACTGGATTTTTTAATCAAGAATATAAATGAGAACTCCACCTTTGCTAAGCTTGAGTATATCAAGCCAGTAAATACAACAGATAATTCTGCCTCATTTTCAATAGAGAAAGAGGTGGATTGGGAGGATGAACTCAATCATCTAATCAAACAATACAAGGAGGAATCAGATGAGTCTGATGGGTTACACTGAAGAACAAATCAAAGAAGCAATAGATGTTTGCTACAAAGTAGGCTCTAGTGGTTCTATTAATCAAGACGATATGTCGATTATCATAATGGTAGGCGACATACTTGATGGACTTGTTGAGGAAGGCAGGGTCTAATGCCTAAGTATAAAGTGTGGAAAATTACCACCTATGAGCAAGAGCAAGATGTAACCGCACTAAATGAAACAGACGCAGTCGAACAAGCCAGGCTACATAATGCTTGGCTCTCACCTATAGACCAGGAGGAAAAGTATGAAGCTCAATGGATTGGAGACGGATACTATGAGTAATTACTATGAAGACATGGAAGTAAAGAATATCTTATGGCAATCAACCGTAAAGTATTCTGATGTATCAAACATGACTGAAGGAGAAAGAGATTTATTTGTAAATGCTTTAGGAACAGCAGTGCAAAAAGTCTGTTGGGATTACGGGTTACACAACTAATGAGTGAACCAAGATACTTAGAGGGTGATGAAGCTGCTCTTAATACTGAACCTGAAAGTGATGATGATGACTCAGGTTTACCTGACCGTATGTGGGAGGATGATGAATGAAAGATATAGTTAAACGTAACGTATCTATCTTTAGTTCTTTATCATTCATACTAAGTGGGTTGATTGGATATCCATCATCAGCATATGCAATAGCAGTAGGTAGTAGACCAGAATGCAGAGAGGTACCCAACTCTTACTGGACACCACGTCTTGCTAAGACTTATGCCCGTGCATACATGAACTTAATGTATGACTGGAACTCATCAGAGTTCATAGCTTTAAATAAATTGTGGACTGCTGAATCTAACTGGAGGCATGAAGCTTTCAATAAGAGTGCAGATAAACACACAGGTAAACATGCGGGTGGTATACCACAGATACTAGGACTAGACCCTAATGCGCCCGCCCCGCGTCAAATTGAGCGGGGGCTGGCTTACATAGAACATAAGTATGGACGTCCATCTATCGCTTGGAC